GGTCAGGATGATAAGAACCTGTTTAAAAAAAGATGATGGTAAACTAATCCGTTAAATGATTGGTAAATAAGGCTTTTATATTTAGCTAAAAGCAATTATTAAGCTGTTTTTCAATACTTTTTATTAAAATACTTTCAAATATACTTTCACATATGAAACTTTTTACTTAAATTTGGGTATAAATAAGAAACAACAAGGCGAGCCAGACGCCCGAACAAGACTCCAGGGCAGGAGCGAAAAAACATGAAAAAAGACTTTGCAAAAAAAACAAGCGTATTCGTTATTGACGGTAGTTCAAACGATGAGTTAACAGTTAAAAGCGTGAACCTTTACGACTTTGTAATGGAAAGCGTTGACGAAACAACCACACCGCGCGGCGTGGCCCCACGTGTGCACATTCGCGTTAATAACCGCGTTGAGTGGTGGCTTGATGATGAGACCACAAACACCATTAACGGCGGCGAAGATATTGAAACCATTGAACTATGGACATGGGGCGCAACCGGTAGTCACCCATCATTTACCGGCTTCGCATTCGAAACCATCGAAGAGGCTGAAGACTATTTGTTTGATCGCATTTATAACTATGATTTTGATCGTGATTGCTCTCGAAATACCTGTTACTACAACAGCGAAGACGAAGCATTTGAAGCCATTGCCGAAATAACCGGTTTGAATATTGAAACCGTCAAATCAATAGAACATCATCGCGCCATTGCCGAAAGCATCAAGGCAACCCGCCGCGAAAATCGTTTAAAAGAACTGGCAGCGCGCAACGCCATGAATGAACGCATTGCAAACGAATACGTTGCATTGATTAAACCCATTAAAGGCGAAAAATTTAATGAGACAGCCGCCCGGCTATCGCAGGCAATAGGCACCCGCATCGATAAAGATGTCTTCTTTAAAGCCGTTTCACTTATCAGAAAAAAATAATAAACATGCAAAAAAAACTAACAGCAACCCTTCACGCCCATTGGTTCAATGAAATATTGCAAGGGCGCAAAAAAATTGAATACCGCGAACAAACAGACTATTGGGCAAAACGATTGTTAAATAGTGACGGTTCACCCCGTCACTATGACACGGTGCTTTTTCGTAATGGTTACGCCGCAAGCGCCCCGGTTATGGTAGTTGAGTATTGTGGCCTCACTATTAGCGATGATTATGAAATTCATTTAGGCCGTATTTTACAAAAAACAAACATCGAAAACCTGAACCCCAAAGCCATTGAGCGCTCTAAACGCGAATACGCGTAAAAGTGAAAATTTTTCATAAACTCATTAAAATACTTTCTTTTATGCTTGCATATATGAAAGTATAATTGTAAATTTGAATATCAATTTAAAACACCGGGCTCAGGTGGCTAAAGTCGAGGTAAAATCATGGCTTACATTAATGCAGAAAAAAGTAAACAAATTCGCGAAAACCTTAAACGTGAATTTTCAAGTAAAGACGGTTGGTCTTTCAGTGTTTCAATTGCTAACTACATGAAACTATATGTGAAAATTTTAAAAGCACCGATTGATTTCGGTGTTGAAAAATATCAATCTGTTTATTATAAGTCAATCGACAGATATTTTAAAGGCGAAGCCGCAACCGCTTTAAACCGTATTGCAGAAATATGCAATGAAGGCAATTTTGATCACAGTGATTCAATGAGCGATTATTTTCATGTTGGCTGGTATTTTGACTTAACAATAGGCGATTATGAAAAGCCTTTTCAATTCGTTGAGAAAAAAAACTACCAATTCAAGCCGGTTGAAGTGCAACCAGCCACAACCAATGAAGGCGAGTTATACGGCGAAAGCCTTGAATCTCTTAGATATTGGTTTGATAAAAGCCTGATTGAAACCGAATTAAACGACACGCCCGGTTGCACTAAGACAAACAACCAGCTTGAAAACAAGCACATTAAAATGGTTTACACGTATGGTAGCCTCGAAGTTCACTGCAAAGACTCGGGCTTTTCGCAGGTATTTAATGATAAAATGTTTGCCGATAAAGTCTTTTTGCCCGACCGGTTGAACGACATATTTTTCGAATACTACTACTTTTTTAACGAAGAGACCACTTTGAAGACGATTTCAGAAATAACAGACACAATAAAAATTGAATGAAACAAGAACCCAAAATTTTAGTTTCGACCTGCCCCAAATCGGGGCGGGTCTTCTTAATTCGCACACGCCCCCCGGCATTCATTGCCGAAATACACCACTTTACAAATTTGCCCGACACGCTCGAATTTGAATTAAACGTACCCATTGGCGCACGTTATCAGCATCACTCTGATTATTACGTACTTAATTTAATTCGATTTTTCGAACCCATACACATTTCTGACAGTCAAGAAGATGCCGACGCTTTAGCGCGTTTAATGCGGCGGTCTATTGACTGGTACGCTCAAGCAATCATCAAAAAAGAAATATAGGATGAAAACAATCACCTTTAGACTCGACGACATGCACGCGCAACGCTACGCGGCTATCTATGGCAACTATTCGGCAGGCGCCACCTTTGCTGCTTATGGTTATATAGCCATTCGACAAGCCGAATTAAAACAACTTAAAGGCTACCTTTCGGCCTCTGAATGGGCTTGTTTGTTCGAAGTCTTAAAAAAATACCAGTTCAAACCCGAAATGATGGCAAATACACCTCATTTTATCATGCAAATTGAAGACGGTATCAAATACAGCAGCATCAAAGAGGCGTTAAACATTGACGTTTCGTTGCTCACTGATAAACTCGCGAAGCTAAACCCGGCGGGCATCTACTTTATACAGGATGCCATACGCGAAATACACGAACAGGGTAACATTGCCGTTGGCGACTTCATCGACGAAATGAGAGCGTAGCCACTTATCTGCACAAAACCAGCTAAAAGCCACATCGTTTAACGGTGTGGCTTTTTTTGTCCTTTAGCGCAGCGCGGGGAGTCACTATGTTTGAATTGCAATTATTTGTCACAATTGTTTAACGTTTAAAAATTGGAGGTTATTATGAATTACGGTACAACAGTTAAGAAAAATGGAAAGTCAAGAACTTACATGATGACTGGTGGAAGCATCTCGAATGAGTAGTATTGACCATTCACGAGTAGTATTAAGCTACCTCAAAGGGAAAACCAATGAGGTAGTTTTATTTTACTCGGGCGGGCGCGACAGCGTGGTGCTGCTGGATATTCTTTGTCCGCACTTCGCTACCGTGCACGTGGTGTTTATGTACTTTTTGCCAGGCATGAAGGTTTATGATCCATATCTGCGCCATGTGCAGAAGTACCCCAACGCCAAACTTTACCAATATCAGCACTGGCAAACGGCCAACCTTTTAAAAGCCGGTTATCTGTCGATGGCTCAAAGGGAAAAAATCCCTACACTGAAGCTCAAAGACATTGAAGAAAAGGCACGTATTGACACGGGTTGTCAATGGATCATTCAGGGCTTTAAGAAGTCAGACGGATTGAGCCGCCGCCTGTTCCTGAACACCTATCTCTACAACGCCATCAACGAAAAAGCATTCAAAGCATTTCCGTTGGCCGAATGGTCGCAAAAGAATGTAGAGGATTATATCAGACTTAAAAACCTTATTAAACCCATTGTTTTCAAGGGACAAAAAACACACGGCATAGGGTTAAACGAGAGTGCTTTGCTTTATCTGAGGGAACGACACCCCGACGACTTACAAACCATTCTCAATGTATTCCCATTAGCCGGAAAAATACTTTTTGAACATGACTACCGACAGCAAAATCCATCCATTACAGAAGTTCAGGGTTGAGAACGTACACCGTTCCAAAATAAACGAAGCCCCGTATAATCCGCGCACCATGAGCGACGAGCACCGCAAAACGCTCGGCACCAATCTCGAAACGCGCGGCCTGTTAGAAACGTTGGTGTGGAACGAAGCCACCGGAAACCTTGTTTCGGGGCATCAACGCCTTGCCAAAATGGATGCTTATCACCAAAAGAAGTTCAAAAACCTCGACTATGAACTCTCAATGGCAGTGGTTCACCTCACCCATCAGGAAGAGGTTGAGCAAAACATATTCTTCAACAATCACCGTGCAATGGGTATTTTTGATGATGATAAGCTATTCAATATCATCAACGAAATGCCCGACTTCGACCCGATAGCGGCGGGAATGAATCAGGAGGATATTGATTTCTTTGGCATCACCAAAGACCTCGACAATTTGGATAATGTGGCCGTTGAGGAGACAATACGCCAGTTTGAAGAGATAAAGCAGGCCAAACAGGATGCAATACCGCCCGAAGTAAAAGAAGCCCGCAAAGCCGAAGTAAAAGCCGCCAAAACAGAGCAGAAAAACAATGAGGTGGACACTATTGTCACCATCACTTTTAGTAACCAATCGGACAAACGGGCTTTCATGCGGATGATTGGCGAGCACGAACAGGGGCTTTACATTAAAGGCGAACCATTTGTTGAAAAATACTTTAACCAGTGACCTATACCGAGGATATATTAAAGCGTGTGAAAGCTTTTGGGCTGGTGCAATACACCGCCGAAAAGATTGTGAGCATCATTGCACCCGATGATCCCGACCAGTTTATTGCCGATTTAAAAGATCCCGACTCTGTGCTTTGCATCATGTACCAAAGCGGCCTCAATAGTGGTCAGTTTAGGTTGGATGTAGAGCAATTTAAACTTGCTGAGATAGAAGCTCAAACCGCCAAACTCGAATATGATGAGGAAATGGCGGCCATCACCCTACGAAAAGAACTTTTTGGCGTATGAAATGCGAACTTTCAGATATTGAAAAGCTACCGGTGCCTATCATACAGGAATTTAGGCGCACGGGCGTTAGTTTAGGCATTCCCACGGAGTTACAGCAGTATATTTTGCAGCTCGACAGAGCCGTGGAGATTTTTAACGTCGAAAAAGAGCATAATATTAGCCGGGCAGCTCGCAAACTGATGGAATCGTTCCCAGAAATGGCCTTTTCGACCGCCAAAACCCGCATTTACGATGCTATCAACTATTTCCATCTCAACAACACGGTAAAAGCCGAAGCCTGGAATAACTACTATGCCGACAGGTTTGAAGATTTAGGTAAGCTGGCACTCAAAAAGTTCGACTTTACCGAGTCGCGCCGTTGTTTTGAGCGTGCCGCCGAATATCGCAAAGAGGCATCGCAGGTGGCGCTTAATCCCGATGCCATTAAACCACACACCTTTCTTATTTCGCCCGAGGTGACACCCGAACTATTGGGCATGACCGATAAGAGCCTTAAAAAGATGTGGATTGAAACAGAGCAGTTTATTGATGGCTTACCCATTAACCAGAAAGAGAAAAATGCCATTAAACGCGAAGCCGCTCTAAACCTTAACAAAACGGAAGATGCAGAATTTGAAGACCTCGAATGATGCGGAAATACTGACATCGTTCGAGAAAAAATACAACAGCGTTATTCAAGCCCGCGCCATGCTTGCCGATCCTCAAAACATTATTGGCGAGCTGGGGCGTGGTAGCGGAAAAACAACGCACATACTGGCGCAACGACTGGTGCGGATAAGCTACGCAATGCCCCGTTCCGTGATGGCGCTCGCGGGTCCATCATACGCCTTTGTGGTTGATACCTTTGTGCCGGGAATACTCGACCACCTAAACCTCTATTATACCAAAGGCATTCATTTTGAGTATGGTAAAACACCGCCCAAACACTTTATCCGCCCTTATGTGGATGTGGTTGACTGGAAACACTCCATATCATTTGCCTGGGGCACTGTCATCAAGTTTATGGGCATCGACCGCGTTAATACGTCGGGTGTTGGTCAAAATATGACTCATATTTTTGTGGATGAGATGCTTCGTATCTCTGAATCGAACTTTACCGAACGCCTGTTACCTACCATGCGGGGCAATCGTCAAATTTTTGGCCATTCGCCATACTTTGCAGGAATAACCGGCTTTAGCTCTACCCCTAACTTTGAAAACGACCATGATTGGTGGTTATCGCTCGAAGAAAACATGGATAAAGAGCGTATTGAAGAGCTGATATATGTAGCCTATCGGGTAAGCATTAAGCTGGCCGAAGTTGAACAGATGAAGCGCGACCGCGAATCGCTGAAGCTCGATAGAGAGCTGGCAAAGATGGATGTGAATATTGAAAAAGGGTTGCGCTTTGCGGCGAAGTGGGATGAACGGTTAAACGAACAGCGAAAGGGGCAAACACTCTATATCAAAGGCAGTTCGTTCACCAACCTTGTTGTGCTGGGATTGGATTATATGCGCAACCAGTATAAAAACAGCCGTCACAACGTTGATAAATTCAAGTTGTCGATATTAGGAATACGCCCAACGAAGGTAAAAGACCTGTTTTTTGCTCAGTTTTCGCCTAAAAACATCTATGAGGATTCGTACATCTACAACACCATCGACATACACAGCGTGGATGGCAGCTACAAAAAGAGCAGTCGCGACCTGAAGTATTGCGATGCCAATCGCCCCCTGTTTATGGGCTTAGACCCCGGTAACTTTATGAGTGTGGTGATGGCTCAGGAGCATGGCCCCGATTTGCGGGTACTCAAAAACTTTTGGTGCATTATTCCCGAAGAGCACCGCGAAATGGCGCAAAAAATCGATTCTTTCTTTGAGTACCATCAGCGCAAAACCATCTATTTGCATTACGACAGGGCAGGGAATCAGCGCAAAGAGAAATATCGCAACAACCCCAAAGGCGATACCGACGCCAAAATTATGAAGAGCGAACTCGAAGCATTGGGCTGGACGGTGCATTTGATGAGTCAGGATCAGCGCACCATCTTTCACTGGCAGCACTATCTATTATTCTCAATCCTGTTTGGTGAGCGTAACCCAAAGGCCAAACGCATAAAGCTTTGCCAATACGAATGCGAGCAGTTAATAAGTTGCATTTGGATGAGTCCCCGCAAAAAGGGCGATGACAACAACATTGAGCTGGATAAGAGCAGCGAAAAGAAACTCGACTACGAAGATCAGGTGTGGTACTCAACACAACTTCCATCGGCATTAATGTATTTGGTGTTTGGCTTGTATGAGAAGTTTTTACCCGACGGTAAACCGGATATTCAGGATTATGAAGGATTGTAATATATTGATATATAAATGTTTATAACTGCTTATAAATGATGTTAGTTAACATTCCACCTATTAGAATTTCTAAACACCCTAAAGGCTGGGTTGTGGAGATTCAAAAGAAAAAATGGTATGGTAAAACATATTGGATTCATATTATTAGTTTCTCCGGGCTGCCATCAGAACCCTATTATTTTAGTACTTACGTTAGTGCGCTTGATGGCGCAACTGAATACTTTAGATGGGATGTAATCAAAAACTCTTACATTAAACCTTAACTGAATAGGAAATAACGATCTATAATTATTCGGATACAAGAGCTGATACATTTCATTTTTAACAGTGAATACATTAATCGATTTTAAAGCGGGCTAACAACCCGCTTTTTTGTCCTTTACCCATCTGTTACCCTGTTGCATCTTCGTATCAAATAAAATTGAGCATGAACGAGATATCGGGAACAGAGGCCATTGCACGAATGCGACAGTTGCGACACAACGAAACAACGCACTTCGAGATGCATCACCTCACCTATAATCATTCGACCGACGAGACCAAAGGATTACGCTCAGTGATGCGGTGCCGCCTGCGCCCTGCATTACCCAAAGAGACCTTTGCCGCCCCTGCCGACCTCTATCTGCCCTATGTGGATTTGGATTTGAACGAACCGCGCTCATGCTTCAAAAAGCTGGTGAGGCTGGTAGCCTTCCCGCCTACTTACGAACCTCTTAAAGTAAACTGGTTTAAATAATGGAACAACGAATTGAACACTTTGGAGACAGAGGATTGACGTTTAGCGGCGATAGTGCTGTGCTTTCGTTCAATATTATTCGCGCTCAGGATCAAATGAGCATTGACGAGGATAAAGCCAAAATGGCGCAGAAACTCCGATATGCCGAAACATTTGCCTACGAAAACTTTACCGTTGGCGCTCATGGCGAATACAACAACCTGCCTGGCGAAGTGCGGGAAATGGTGCGAAACAACCATCTTTTGCCCGAACTGCTTAAAAAACAGGCGCGTTTCATGTATGGTCAGGGGCCATTTTTATACACCGAATCGGAAAGCGAAGAGGGTAAAAAACGAAATCCTGTTAGTACCACCTACCCGCAGGTTTTTGCATGGCTCGACAGCTGGAAGGAGAACGGATTGCCTCAGAGCTTTGCCGAATATGCCAAACAAACCATCCTTGAGTATTACTACATCGAAGGACATTACACCCAATACCATTTTAACAAAAGCCGCCGCATAGGTGGAAATTACTGGCTGCCAATACGCGGCTTATCGCATGTGCCAAGTGTAAAAGCACGTTTGGCCATGGAGGGGCTTTTAGAAACCACCGACACGCTTGAACGCGACATGTTAACGCACGTACTGGTTGGCCGTTGGGATATGCCCTATCGTTATGGCATGGATGTTTACCCGCTATTTGATGCTGCCAATCCGTTTAAAAATCCAGTGGCCGTCAATTACACCGCCGATTATGGCTTTGGCGAAACCATTTACTCAATACCTACCTTTTACTATGGGCTAAAAGAGTGGATTTTAGGAAGTAACCTAAACCCAAAGTACATCAACAGCTACTTGAAGAATAGCCTCAATGCGAAAATTCATGTGGTAATACCCGACAGTTGGATTAACAGCAAGGAAAAGACGCTGCGAAAGATTGTTGAGGAGAACCAAACCCGCGAACAGACAGGAAAACCACTTCAAAAAGAGTACGAAGGGCTTAAGGAGATAGGCACAGCGTTTGACTACTCGATGCTTAACAAGCTAATTGATGCGAAGTTGCTACAACTCACATCGGTATTGGGCGGTGCCGGCGAAAATCAAGGAAAAACATTCTTTACCCGCGCGTTCCGCACCGAATATGGTATTGAGAAATGGGAATTTGAAGATATACCAACCAAATACTCCGAGTTTGTGAAGTCGATCATTGACTTTGACACCCGCGCCGTGCAGGTTATTTTGGCTGGCAAAGGACTCGACCCCAGCATCTCGAACGTTACCAAAGACGGAGTTTTTCCCGGCAGCGGATCGCAAGCCTATTACAACTATCTCATTTACATGCTTACCCTGCCATTTGCCGAAGAGTTTTGTGTGAGCGATATCAATACAGCCCTGTGGATAAACTTTCCTGAGCTGAAGCGTAACCGTGTGAAGCTGGGTTTCTTTAGGAATGTGCCCATGAAACAGGCCGAAACAACACCATCGGAACGAATGGGTAATACTGCAAACAATTAATTGACAGCACTATGATTTTCAAAAGAGGACTTGAACTAAAGAAATATGTGAGCGGCATAGATGCCACTTTCGACATTGAAAATATTGAAAACTCAATTATTCAGGCGCAGGAAGATGTAACCGATTACATTGGCGAAGCCTTGATGGATATTGCCGAAGAGCATTACAATTCAGTCAATTATAATGTTGCCGACGATCAGGATGCCGGGCATATCAGGCTCAACAAGCTAGTTGACTTGATTCGTGCCGCCGTGGCTCCTACTGCCATCAACTATCATTTTATTTGGCTGGCCATACGGGTGAGTAATTCGGGCATTACCACCGTTAAAAGCAGCAACGAAACCGCAGCCTATAAATACCAGACCGATGAAGCAAAGAGCCAGCTTTTGCAACAGTCGTACAGCGCCATCACCCGTCTGTTGGCATTCCTGAATAAAGAGGCAACGCCATTTACCGACTTCGCCCCGCTCACCGCTTATAAAAAAGATGCTGTTTGTCGCAATGGATCGGCTTTTTATATTGCCAATGCCGATTTTACCAGCACCGATACATTTGATGTTAACGATTGGACTGAGAAGCCTGCCAGCGAAATCATTTTTAAGGAGTGGACAGATAGCGAGGTGCGCACCATGCTCAACAATCTCATCTTTACCGACTATAAGGATTTTAACCGATACTATGGCATCGACAACAGCGCAGTGTTTTTTGTGAAAGCGCGTTACATCATTGAGGAGCAAATTGATACTTGCATCAGGGTTCGATTCCAACAGGGAGCAAAGGTTCAAATCCCTGCTATCAATCTGTCGAAGGTGAAGAGGTTTTTAGCCTACAAGGTAGTGAGTGAGGCAATCATGCGGCTCGATGTCAACTATTTGCCCGAAACGCTGCGCGGACCTATCAGCAATGAGATGAATAAAAAAGGTGGCGATGTTGACTATATCCGTGAAAAACTACGTGCCAACATCCTCAATCAGGCTAACGACTATTTGAAGGAATTAGATATGGAGCTCTCCAGCGAAAAAACAGCCACCGAAGCGCCGTTAGCACAGTACCAAACCAACATGAACAGCGACAACAATTTTGTATCAATGATATGATTGAAGTTTACAAAGGCGTATTTATTCCGCAGGCATGGCACGAGCTAACCGCCAAACAGGTTACATGTGCCTTTGAATTACTCGAAGGTTTTATTCGGGGTGAAATAACTCTTTGGGATGTGAAAGTGAGCCTGCTGGCTTACATCACCAACTACAAACCCGATGACAAAACCCGCACCGCCGAGGAGCGCGAAATGATAGCGTGCAACTTTTCGCTCATGGCCGAGCATCTGGGCTTTTTGGTGCGCCCCGTGTATCATAACCCTGAGCTTTTTGAGGTATTAAGCCCCGAACTTCAAAAGATGATCCCTAATAAATTCCCTTTCGAGATTTACGATGAGAAATACAGGGCTGAGATTGATATGATTAAAGGCATGCTGAAATACAGTGCCGAAATCAATACCGATATGCACAAAAACATCATTCCCGCCATTGACACCGACAACGGAACCATGACAGGACCCGTATTTGATATTGATAGTTACGGCGTGGTGAAAACCGATATCAGAGCTGCTGAGTATGTGGATGCCTACGATTTTCACAAGCTGTACCAGACAACGCGCAACGAGGAGTATTTAAACACTTTTTTGGCAGTGTTGTATCGCAAAAATCGCCTTAAACCCTATTCTACTTTCGATGCACAACAGCGTGCCAGTGATTTTGCGCATGTGGATAAATACACCAAACAGGCTGTTTTTATGTGGTTTCATGGGTTGCTTGAATACTTTTATGAACGAAGCCCGTTTGCAATGCTATTCAATAAGCAGGACGATGCCGAAGGCTTCAATTTAGGCATGAGTAACTCTATTTACAGCATTTCGGCAAAGGGGTACGGCTCTAAAAAGGAAGTCGAAAACTTTTTGATAAGCGATTACTTCGCCATTCAACTGCGCGAGGTTGTTGAGGCCGTGCGCACCATGAAAGCCTACGACAAACCCATTCAGGAAATAGAGCGCGAAACAGGATTAAAGGGCGATATTATTTTAAAAATCAAATAGATATGATTATTGATTTATTGAAAACATTTGCCGCAATGCCCGACCGTGCCGGCGTTTTAAAGGCGTTTGACCGTTCGGAAGGTAAGTTTGCCGGTTACGACCAGCTAAAGGCCGATATTGAAGCGATGCCCATACCTGTGCCCATACCCGAAATTAAAGAGTTCATTTTTGGACTCACCCCCGAAAATATCAATGAGCACATCAAAAATATTCGTGACGTGACCATGATGCTCGAATACGGGATATTTTCGTTCGATAACCTGTTTGATGCCAGGGCGCGAAAAGGTGAATTTATGCTGTCGATATTCATCTTCAAACCTCACGACGTGCGTAACACCGACATTATTGAGGAAGTGATGATTATGGAAGAGTTGATGCAGATTGTACGCAAAATGCTGCGCCACATTGAAGCGCTCGACAAAGCCGTTTGCGGCGCAAAGCGTTTGATGGACAGACCAGTTAAAATACTGCCCATTCAACCCTTTCAGATATTGAATGTTAAGGGTTGGGAAATTGCTTTTGCAAAAGATTGTAACGACTTATTTTTCTGGTAATGCCTGATTTTAACCCCATTAAGCGAACCAATGAGCTGAGGATACAATCAGTATTCATCAGCGCCGTGCTCAATGACACTGCAAAACTCATTTATGCAAAGCAAAATCAAGTTGCTGAGGAGTGGGATTTATTTGAGCATCACGGAACCGGGCGTTTAAAGCAATCGCTACAGGGGTATTTTAGCGTTGCATCATCTGAAGGATCGGGGCGTTTAAGCATGCGATACCTTACTTATGCCCGATGGCTCGACATGCAGGATAATAGGCGTAAAATGAAAAAGGAAGGCTATCACCTCTATAATCGAATTGTGTTTGGGGTGCTCTACAATCCAACGTTTAACGCATTAATGTACGGGTTGACCGATGACGTCAGAGAATTTTTAGGCTCCCGATTAGAGGAGGCTTTAGCTCAAAAAATGCCTTATTACAAAATAACCGATACTGTTTTAAAGCAGGTGAGCGAATACGATCGCAACTACGCCGCCATATTATCGAAGAGTTTGCGGCAAGGATATCGCTAAATCGTTTTGTCCTTTAACACCCCTAAGCATCTCAATACTTTGGTATCAAAATTATTGAGATGCTTACCGACGATACACTCAAGCTCAACATCAACATTAACGGCGACCCCGCCCGTAAGGAACTATCGGCACTTTCGCAATCGACACGCGACCTTACCGATGCCAACAAAACGCTGCGTACCGAGATGCTTAAACTCGAAGCCGCAGGGAAGAAAAACAGCGCCGAATACAACGCATTAAAAGCTAACTACAAAGCAAACACTACCGAGATAGCGAAGAATGAGGCTAAGATGGCGCTTTTGCGTAAGGAGATTGGCCTTAGTTCAATGACCATTCGTGAGCTGCGCAGCGAACTCAAAAACCTGAAAAAAGCGCAGGAACTTACCTCACCCGGTACCGAAGAGTGGAAAAAATACAACGCTCAAATTAAAGCCACCTCCGACCGCCTTAACGAACTCACCGGCAAAACAAAATCGACATCGGGAATGATGGGCGAGCTCAAAGGCATGTTGCCCGCAATGGGGTTTGCTGCTGTTGCCGGTGGCGCTGTTGCCCTTGGAACCAAAATAATTACTACCCGTCAGGAGTTTGAGAAGTACGAGGCCGTTTTAAAAAATACCCTTGGATCAAATCAAAAGGCTCAAGAGGCAATGGCGATGCTCACCAATGTTGCCAGCGAATTACCTGTTAGCCTTAGCGAAGCCACCGAAGCCTACATAAAAATGGTTAATAGGGGCATGAAGCCAACCAGTGAGGAGATGGTAAGCATGACCGACATCGCCATGTCGCAAGGCAAATCGCTCGACCAGTTTGTTGAGGCAATGCTTGATGCTCAAACCGGAGAATATGAGCGATTGAAAGAGTTTGGCATTTTAGCTAAAAAGAATGGCGATGAAGTAACCATGTCATTCAAAGGGCAAACAACGACTATCAAAGCTACCGACGAGGCAATGACCTCTTATTTAAATGGATTAGGGAAGTTGCCAGGCGTTGCCGGGTCATCGGCTGCCGTAATGGATACGCTTAACGGGGCTTTCTCTAATGCTGGCGATGCTACCGATAAGTTGTTGAATGCAATGGGTGAAGGGGGATTGGGAGATACTGTAAAAAATTTGGCAAAAGCATATGCATCGTTAGCTAGTTCGGTTGCTGATTGGGTTGAAGTACCTCAGGCAGATAAATTAGCTGAAGAGCGAATGCAGGCTAATGCACTTGCCACACAATTGATGGATGTCAATTTAAAAGAAGAGGATCGAATTAAAATAATGGCCGAATTAAACGCTATTTCTCCAATGTTAGTGGAGAACTTAAAGGCCGAAAGTTTGAATTACGATCAACTTAAGCAGAATCTAAAACAGTATAATGATGAGATGATTAACAAAATTATACTGTCTAAAAAAGATGCTGAGATTGAAGAGCAAAACAAAAAAGCATCTGAAGCTAGAGAGGAGAGGGTGAATTTTGAATTTGAAGCTATTAAAAAGCTAACTGCGGCTGTAGAGAATTATCGTAGCTTTTTGAAAAAGGGTTATACCGGAACGAGTGAAGCAAACTTAAAATTAATGGAAGATGCTCTTCATAACGAGAATATTCAGTTAGAAGAGCGATATAAAATAATAAAAGGAATCCTTTCAACATCTAAGAACAATTGGATGTATGAAACTTATTGGGGCTGGATTGAATCATCAATGTCTAAGCTGAAGTATTCGATGCGTGATGAAAAAGAACTTGTTGAAACTTCAGATAAATTGGCTGAGGAGAAAGCTAAACTCATGGAGAAGTTGGGTATTCTATCATCAAATGGGAATAAATCAACAGCCGATGAAGAAACCAAGAAAAAACTAAAAGCCGAATTAGAAGCCCTTGAAGAAAAGCATAAAAAAGAGCAGAACGCAATAGATGAGGCTTATGCCAATGGTGAACTGAGCGATAAACAGCACAAGGATAAGTTACTAGCTTCGGATTTAGCCTATTTGAATGAGAAAAAGGCTTTACTCGAAAAGTTAGGCCAATCAACCGCCGCCGTTGAAGCCGAAATTCTTAAAAAACGGATTGATGGCCGCGATAAAACAGACCCATCGGCAAAAGCTATCAAAGAGCTTCAGGCAGCATACGATAAAGAGCAGGAATTAATCAATCAGGCTCATGCCAATGGTAAAACCAACGATGCTACTTACAAGTCGCAACAACTCACTGCTGAAATCAATTTCCTCAGCAAAAAGCGCGACCTGCAAAAAAAATACGGTCAGGAAACATTAGAGACCGACAAAGCACTATCGCAAAAAATTTACGATTCGCAACAGGCTTTTAATGAGCTAATTGAATCGACCAGCAAAGAGCTTAACCAGAGCCGTATCAACAACACTTCCGACCTATTTGCACAACAAATAGCATCGGAAAATACACGCTGGGAAGAGGAGCGCATGCAATTAAGCAATAGGTTAATTTTTAAGGAGGATTTAAGCAATCAGGAGATTGAACTTAACAACCTCACCAAAAAGCTAATTGAAGAGCGAGAAAAGGAGCATATCGATAAACTTCAATCGCTCGACATCGACCAGCGCCAAAAGAAGCTTGATTTGCTGACGGCTCAAAACGATCTCAACCTTGCTGAGCACGAAAACGATGTTTTGGATTATGAAGCTTCATTGCAAGCCGCCGATGAGCGCTATCAGGCAGCACAGGATATCGAAACGCAACGCTTTGCTCTCGAAGTGGAGAAGCTCAAAGGCAATCAGCTCGAAATTGAGCAGGCTACCGTTGCGCACAAACAACGCCTCAAAGCTCTCGAAAACGAGCATACCAAAGCCGTTCAGGATGCCAACAAAAAACGGAATGATGCCGACTTAGGACGCTTGCAAGTTGCTGAGGCCGTGTTAGATGGCATTGCTAAAGTAGCAGGCGAAGAGTCGGAAATAGGGCGAATGGCTGTTATTGCCAAACAGGCGGCGGCCATGGCCATCACCATCATGAACCTTGCACAGGGAACGGGTGAAACTGCTAAGGTGGGATTTCCGCAAAACGTGCCGCTTATCATTGGCTTTCTGGCACAAACAGCCACGCTCATTGCCACCATCAAAAACGCAACATCTGGCATGAGGGGTAAAAAGATTGGCGGATATACCGACAGCGATGTGTCTGACGACCGTGTGGTTGACTATGTGCATGCCAATGAGTTTGTTGCAACCGCCGACGCAAAGCGAAATCCTAAAGTAAAACAGGTGCTCGATGTCATTGACATGGCGCAACGCAACGGCACCATATCGTTTATTGACCTTCCACGGGTTATATCGGCGGGTCAGGGGGCTGGCAAGCGCGATGGCGGCTATTCGCAATCATCGGAACCAGCGGCTACCATTGCCCAATATTATATGCCGCCCGAAATGATGAGCGTGCTGGGAAGCATCGATCAAACAATGGCGGCTATTAAGGCTAACGGGATAGCTGCAAAACTCAGTTACGACCAGTACAATAACGATATGGCCAAGATGAAAGCCCTTGAAGCCGATGTCACCGCCTAAAAATGTCCTTTAGCCACCCATGCCAACCCTCTATTTTTGAATCAAACATCAATAAACCATGAGTCGATTAACCAGCGCGCAATTTCAACAACTCATCGATAGCTTTCAGTGGAGCAACTTCCTGAAGCTTATCACCGGAGATGTGATGCGCCAGTTTATACAAAACCTCAAAGATTCGGGTGCCGAAGCCTTGTTAAAAGATGGCACCTCCATTCAGGCCGCTATCACCGAGCTTCAAAACAGCATTCCCGAAGCAGGCACCGGCGGCGCTACCAACGAGTTGCAGCTCAAGCTTATTGGCGATATCATCGACCTCGGCCTCACCACCGACGATACGCAATTCGATTACAACCGCGTGATGGTGGCACTTGTCAAATCGCTGCTCACTGCCCTCGATGGCAAGATGGATAAAACCGCCCTCACCGAAACCTTCGAGGCGGGTCCATATAAGCCCAACACCCCGTATGTTTACAATGCGGCTATCCCTGAGTATGTGTCATTCAGCAACCCCGCCAGCGACAACCCCGACTTTCAGGTCGAAGCATGGTATCGCCTTGCGGCCAATGCCTCCGCCACCCAAACGCCCGAAACAAAT